AGAAAAGTTGTAGAATTTTTAGTTCCAGTTGCAGTTAAAGCAGAAGTAGCTACTAATGTATTCCCTCCTGCTGCGTTTTGGTGATTATGTGTTGCATTAGCAAATGAAGCGATTGTAGGTGTCACAATAGTTGGTGAGGTACCAAAAACTAATAATCCAGAACCAGTCTCGTCAGATATAACACCTGCAAGTTGTGAAGATGTTGTTGCAGCAAATACACTAAGATTATCTGCTTTTAATGCTGCTAAGGTTCCCAAATTAGATATTGCTGCTTCAGTGATTGTGCCACCACCTATTGCATTTAGATGGGTATGGGTTGCATTGATAAAACTAGCGATTGTTGGGGTTACAATAGTTGGAGATGTTCCAAATACTAACAACCCTGAACCAGTTTCATCACTTATGACTCCTGCTAATTGTGATGATGTAGTAGCAGCAAAAACGCTAAGATTATCAACTGTTCCAACTAATGTAATATCTTTGTCTGGTGGTGTAATAACTCTAATTGTTGCAGTTGTAAAACCATCTACTTCAAATCTTAATTCTTTTGTTGCATCTGCACTACCTTCAATAATACTAGTTGTATCTACAAATGGTGCTCCACCGGCAGTTGCCTGATATGTGGGTGGTGAACCAACACCATTACTAGTTAAAACGGTTCCTGATACACCAACTGAAACATCCATCTGAGTTTCGTTAATATCTAGAATTGTGTTGAGATCCCCATCTATTGTTTTGTTTGTTAGAGGCTGTCCGAATGCTTCAGTAACTACCGTGTCTGGTCCTGTGAGTAAAGGTAAAGTTAAAATCCTATCTGCTCCAATTGCAGCTCCTGTAATGATATATTGGAATGTGTTTGCTGGATTGTTTATTTCAAGTAATTTAACATTCGTAATATTGAGAGTTTGAAGATTTATTCCACCAGAATCTACTACGAATCTGGGAGTCCCACCTTCTTTAAAGATAAACGCTGCACCACCTTCAACATTTAGTTGCATATCATCCGAATCTCTCTGGATGAACATATTAGTCAGGAATTCTACTTTTCCAGTTCCAACTCTTATATCTGCATTACCAAAGTCTTGCTTACCACCACCAGAGTAAGTATTGGCCTGATTATTGAATACTATAGTCGAAGGTAAAGCAGCAGCACCTAAAGTTCCACCACCAACAGCATTTTCATGGTTGTGAGTTGCATTAACAAAACTTGCGATTGTTGGAGTTGTTAGAGTTTTTCCAACTAAAGTTGCTATATGATTATTGAATGTAAATTCATCGTTTGATAATAATAATGGAAGTGTAGTTATTCTATCTCCCCCGATTGCACTAGCAATGATTTTATAACGGAAAGACGCAGCAGGATTAAAAATCCTCAAAGCACTATCTTGAAAATCTGGAGGATTGCCATTTGGAAATAATACGTTTCGGAGTTGATTTCCAGCAGCGTCTTTGTTAGCATTCCATGTGTCTGAAAGGAAAGTATCACTAATTACACCACCTTCCCATGTTCCTGATCCTATCGTTCCAAGAGTAGTGATTGAAGTCTGACCTACATAGTTTGGAGAAATATCAACATCATCTGCATTAACTAATATTCTATTAGTAGTTCCAATAACATCTATTGTATTACCTGTTTTTGTTAATCCAGCACCAGCAGTTATCTGACCAAGACCTGTAAATTGTGTATAAGAAAGATCTGTAACACCAATCGTAATAGGTGCGTTTGTGGTTAGAACAAATCCCTGGTCAGTATTTACTGTACCTTCTTCAACAAAAATAGCCATTTGTAAAATTTCTGCACCTGTATCTGTATCAGTAGAACGAGTCCATGCACCAGCAGCACTAACATAAACACCATTATTAGCAGGGGTTGATTGATTTTTGACTAAAACCCTATCTGTACTAGTAAGAACACCATCAATGGTTTGCTCTCCTGATAGAGTGATGTCTCCTGTAGTTGCAACTCTAGCGGATGCCTTCCATACTACGCCATTGATTGCAATAGAATCAACGTAGTTCTTTGTTGCTGCATCTTGATCAAGTGTTGGATCTACAACATTCGAAATCTTTTGAGTATTCATATTAAGTATTTGTGATTGTAAACCTAATCCAGTAATTGCAGCAAAGACACCAGATGTTAGTGCTGTATTAGTGAGATTATCACCACCGGCAGCATTAGAGTGATCATGAGTTGCGTTTGTGAAAGATGCTATTGTTGGAGTAATAATTGTTGGGGAGGTTCCAAATACTAATAATCCCGATCCTGTTTCATCAGATATCACTCCAGCTAGTTCTCCTGAAGTAGTAGCAGCAAACACACTAAGTTTGTCAGATTTTAAAGCTGCTAAAGTTCCTAAGTCAGATATTGAAGCTTCAGTGATTAACCCTCCACCAATTGCGTTTAGGTGACTATGAGTAGCGTTGATAAAACTAGCTATAGTAGGAGTTACAATCGTTGGTGATGTACCAAAGACAAGTAGTCCTGATCCTGTTTCATCTGAAATTACTCCTGCTAACTGTGAAGATGTTGTGGCTGCAAAAAATCCTAAATTATTAGTGCTTCTTGCTATAATAGCAGTATCTGTTAAATCTGTACTAGCTCCTGTTACTTCGGTTCCTAATAACCAAGGAGTGTCTGTAACATCAGCTTTAACCCAAGTATGGTCATCAACGAACTTTTTAGTGGCTGCATCCTGATCTAGAGTAGGATCTTTTAAATTGATGATTTTATTGGTTCGCCAATTGACATCACCAGAAATATTTATAATGTTTAGGGGATTTGCTAACTCATCTGCTGATACGTCAAAGAGGGGATTTTGGGGTTTAGTCGTGGTCCAAGGTATCCTCAGATTGTCAGTAGAAGACATAAATTAGATTGAATTTGTTTAAATAAAGTTATTTCGTTGAAGTAAAGTTTTGAGTGGCATCAAATGAAGGCACGTTAGAAAGCCCGTTGTCACTATTCAACATATTTATGATTCTAGCCACTCATAGTAGATAGATCACGCATATACTTAAATAATGATACTATTACCTAATTTTGATGGAATTAGTAAACAATGATGGAATTAGAAGACTAGGTCAAATTATTATTTCATTCATCCTTATTGGTGCAATGATTGGATATTTGGGTTATTACACATTCTATCATGGTGACGCAGACTTTAAACTTGCATTAGCCCAAGATATGAGAGTTCTTATAATTATGGGTGTTGGAGCTGCTTTAGCTATATTTGGGCTTGGTAGAACTGTAGGTAAAAAGAATTAATCATCCATACAATCAAATAAATCATATAATTTGTATTTCTGACAAGCTTCCTTACCGTTAGTATATTTTGAATCAAAATGTTTTAAAATTCGATCAAGAAGTGGAATATTCATTAAAGATCTTTCCCAGTTGTGGTAGTGCTACTATTAAGCCAGCTATTGAAGGATAAATCAGGATGGTTTCCAGTGTCAGTCGTGATGGATCTAGTGTAGCAATTAATGGTATCGCTAGACCTAAACCTCCTGAGTATCCAATAATATAAGATCCTAAAACTTTTGAAAATCTTTTCTTCCAATTCACAATTTAATTTAACTTATTTCTATAAAGTTATTTATAGAACATCTAGCTGGTTCGCCACACCAGTCTTCTTATGAACTTGTAGGATTTCCTTTGGAATTAGGGTTCACTCGAGTTCTCCTAAAACAGCCCCATCTACGGCATAACTATTCATAAACGTGCTTGGGCTCACACTACTAGACGATATAATAAAATCATTATTATTAATAAATGTTAAAAAAATAAGGGTTTAACCGTAGGGCTGACCACGGTTTTGATTTAATAGATTATCCTGTTCGGCTATTCTATTTCTAGTTTCTTCAAGTTCTGCTCTTGTCCATTTGAATTCTGGTACTCCGTACTGTGGGTCTAGTGGACTTTTACCTGCTGTCTCTAGAATTCTTACAGGAACTGCTGGTACTCTATTGAGTTTACTCATATCCAATGCTACTCCAGTTTTTGCTAACTGTAATTCTTGGACTTGTTTCTGTAATGAACTAATCCCATTTCTGAGTTTTGAAATCTCCTGCATATATGGTAATACCACTTTCTTGATAGTCTCATTTACTGTGTATTGTGTTTGTCTTACCTGTTGAGGTAGTGTCATTGGAGGTGGTGCTGGCATACCTTGACCCATTTCAGATGCTATACCTGGTTCAATTCCATTGTTTACACCTGGAATGTTAATTGGTGGGAATCCTGCTTCTTTCATCTGGTTTTCACCTTCTGCGTCTTTCATATCTGTAATTGATGAATCTGTACCTTCTTTTGGATAAGGTTCAGTATTATCAGAAGATTGTTCAGAACCTGCATTAGCTGTATGTGGATTGTTATTAGCCAATACTTCTTCTTTTACTTTATTTGTAATGTCTTTCTCGCCCTCGCCTGGAGTGTTTTCTGGTTTGAATGCTCCGTTTGCTTCCTCAATCTTGTCATCATCTTCAATTTCACGAATAGCTTCCTGAGTCCATTTTTCGCCTAATTGACGTTGGTTAGGATCATTGTGAGATTTTAGAATAATTCCAGTTTCAAGATGGCTGCGTACGGCTGGACCGATTTTACGGTTACCTAGAACGGCATCAATTTCTGTAATAGAAGTTGCTTCTTGAAGTTTTCTAATATTAGTTGTCATATATAAACTAGATTCTGTTTATTTAAAGTTATTTCTAATGATTTAGATTGGTTGAATACCAGTTGTGTGTATTCCTGGCTTTGCTGCTGGTAGTTTATGTCCTCTCCACATCATTCCTTGAGGATCTGTGATTACCCAAGTAAATCCAATATTATCTACTTCGCCTAGTGCTACGCCTCTGGGATGATTACACATCTCACATTGATCATTTTTGCAGTTAGGATCGCATGGTGCTATTATTTCAGTTCTTGGTGCTCCACCATTTATTGATACTGCGGATATCTGACCATTAGCGATTGCATTAATTATTTCTGGATCTTTCTCTATTACCACCATTTGTATTTCCTTTCTTTTAGGATCAAATTCAGAATCAATGATATCTAACTCAGTTTGGAAGCTTGGACCAAAGTGGTTAATGTCTGCGTGTTTGCCTATTGCTGTTCGTGCCATGCCATGAAGCTCATAGGCATCTAAGGATCTGCGATATTGTTCTCCTTCGCTTCTATGATCAGTTATTGTTTCTTCTGCTGCTCTAATAAGATATAGTTGACCTCCTCTAGTATTAGCTAAACTTAAGGCTGATTCTAAATAATCGTCATTTACCCATTCAAAGTCTTCTCTTATCTCTTCTATGGTTTCCCTCATTGGATTAGATTTTCTTGTTCTTTTAACTAAAGAGCCATCAGTTTTAACCGTGTGTAATTCGCCACTCTTGGCTTTTTTAATTATTTGTTTTTGTATTTGTTTAACGTGTTTTTTCTCTGGCTTTGTCATTTTGGTTTCTCGATCTTGTTTTGTAACCTCTTTAATTATTTCCCAAGTACAATGACAATTTGGATGAGTTGTTGTATATCCTAATCCTTCAGATGGTGGTACAGGTCGATTAAATTTGTTTAATAAATCAAAAGTACCTCCATCAAACTTATCACAAATATCTGAACCAACATGACCTGAAGTGGTATGATAAACAGCCATTAACTTTAAAGGTTCTTTTCCTGAAAGAATCTTTGGTGCAAGTAATAGAGCTAGTCCTGCTGTTCCAATAAGAGCCAACCACGGACTTAATAGTGCCAATAAAGATTTTTTCCTCTTTTGTGCGGTATCGCCTATAGTGGTAATTCCAATAGCAGATTCGGTTTCTTGAATATTATGATTTAAAGACCAATGACCATCCATTTTGGTTATTAATCCTGAATCCCTAGATTGATCAAATATCTCTCTACCATCTACATTATACCACCAAGAATTGATATGAGATATTATTTCATTTTCTCTCATTTTCTCATATTCTAATAATAAAGCATACACGGGGTTCTTTTTTTGGTCAGCAACAGAACCAGCATAAACGATTTTTAACATACTATAGATCCCTCTGTATGTTTTTAAAGGTTGTTTTTCCTAGTTTACTATATTTCTGCTTTATCGCCTCTACTTCACTAGCAGGCGTATACTCATTTATTGTGATTTCTAAATTTGCTGGGATCTTTGTATTTGTGGGTAATCTAGCTTCCACTTCAAGAGCAAAACCTTGATGTTTCTCTGATTCAAGTTTTTCTTTCTTCTCGTCAGTGTTTCTGGGCAAAGCTGAATATTTTATTGGTTTGAGGTTTTGTTTTATTTCTTTAGCAGGTACAGAAATTGTCACTGCACGTTCACCAAAGAACACTGATCTCTTTTCTACTGTGAATGAAACAAAATCATTTTTCTTACTTTGGAATTCTCCTGTTTCTAAATAGTTATCTAACTCCTCAACAGAAATGAATCTATGAACTTGTTCTGTTTTAGCTAACCTATCTACTAAAGATTGATTAAATGCCTCTACTTCTTCTGCGTTTTCTTTGAAATTCTGTAATAGTTTTGGATCTTTGTTTATGGCCTTCATAAACATCTCATCTGTTCTTTCATGATCACCAGATTCTAAAGATTCCTCAAATTCATTAGATTCAACATTACTCATGTGTCTTATCGCATCATCTGATGTTATACCAAAATCTCTAAATGAATCTCCTGCATCAGATAATTGTGGAGAACGTATAAAATCTTGCTTAACTATACCAATTCTCTCTTTATCTAAATTCAGTTGTTTTAACAGAGAATCTTTCTTTCCAATACCTCCACCACCTGCAAATTTACCATCTTCATCTCTAGGATGATCTTCTTCATTCCATTCTATTTCTTGAATTCTATAGTTTGAAATATCAACTAATGCCCCTGGGCGAGATGTTGGAATTCTTACGTGTGCTTCATCACCAAACTCATCATCAATTTGTAATTGTTCGATTGGAATATCAATTTGAATAACATCTTTTCCAAATCCTGACGCTGCACCATCCTTTTTAGTTGAAAAGAAAACACCATCTTCCAAACCCACCATTTGTTTTGAGTTCATTATGAGTTGTTTGTTTTCAGGACTTGTGTGATGATATAATCTCACGGTTCCATCATTATGTATATGAGCACCATTATCACGTAATTCGTCAGCTTTCATAATATTCATTTCAACATCTTCTGGAGATAAACCACGTTGACTCAAAGCATTTTGAATGGTTCCCTTACCCTCAGGTCTTCCACACTTAGGGCCATGACAGCCACTACCAGCACCTCCTTCTCTTGTTTCATTAATATGAATTCTATCTGTATGAAATTGTGGTGCGTCAAAACTTGGTGGATAATTTATTGGTGGTTTATTTCCAGCTAATGATTGTGAATCCTCTATAGGATAACTCCACTCTGGAATTTGTTTAGCTACATTAAATCCGTGTTCTCCTTCCATAGATGGTTCCATTCCAATATGTGCTCCATCATGTACCCAATTTGCAGATGGTACTGGATTAGGTAAATTTGTTACACTAAGTGTGTTTTTTATTTCAAATGGACTTGGAGCAGTTGGATAAGGATTTGTGTTAGGAATCCAAAATGGTTGAGTAGGTCCTGCAGTATTTGGTTGATAAACTGGTGGTTCCTTTGTAGTAGGATCTGTATTTGTTATCTGTGGCATTAAATCAATTCCTACAACTGGTCCAGGCCAAGGCTCTGCTGTTGGATTTGGTTCTTGAATATAGGATTGCATAACTCTTTGAATTTCCTCGTCTGGTATTCCTGCTAACTTCATTCGTTGAATCTCATTGTAAATTGCATTTTCTACTAATGCTTCCTGTGTTGCTTCTATTATTGGGATCCATTCTCTACAACAAGCTTTTGGTAATATTGGTCCTTCATTGGGATAGCCTACCATATCACAAGCATTTGGTTGCACAAAATGATTACAAGTTCCACATTTAGTGCCGTCTGGTGGTACATCCTCATACCCTGCTTCTAGTTTTGTTTTTTGCTTACCAATCTGTATCATCTCAAAAGTTGGTGCAGTTCTTCTTTCTGCCCACATTTCACAGATTCCATATTGTTCGTTGATATCTCCTGAAACACTAGTACATAATCCTAAAGGTGTGCCATTATCTACATACATGTTACAATTACCACAGCGTATACCCTGACCATTAGTAGGTGGATCCACATAACCAGCTTCTGCCTTGGTCATGCGTGGTACTGCATAAGGTGCTGGAACTACTGTTTCTTTGACTTTTGACACTTGCATGATAATTTAGAATCTAAAACTGTCTTAAAAATAGTTTCTTTGATTTTAGGTTCTTTAGCATGAACATTAATTGCTGATAGTGAACCTGGAATAGAAACTGTATATTGTTCTTGATGTGGAGTAAATGGTGATTGACCACTTGATTGGTTTGTGAATGGGTGACTAGCATCATTTAAGTGTGATATTGGATCAGCACCACAAACTTGACAAACTTGTGGAGCTTGCTCCTCTATTGATGCGTTACAAACTGCCCAAGGATTATCTATACTTGGATCTTGTGAGACATCTGCTACACATCTATCTAGTTTAGCTGGCATCTTCCTTTTTCCTCTTTTTAGATGATTTCTTTCTCAATCCAGACCATCTTTTCTTTTTTGGTTTTTCTTCCGTAATTGTATAATCATAAGTGTTTCCTGGAACAGTTGCTTCATCGCTTGCTGAGGTTGCTATATTAACTATTTTTTTAGGTTCACCTTCAAGCCATCCCTTTAATTTGGCAAAAGATAATACTGATTCTTTATCAGGATAAATATCCTTAGAAAAGGCTATACCTTTAAATCTCCACATTTTACCTTGATCTTCTATTTCACTCATGATTCTCTCTATAGCCTACTAGAATAAAATTATTATTCGTATTCTCCTATATTCCAATCTTGTGATTTCTTTGAAGGTTGAGCAGAAGCTACATTAGGTACGAATGGTTGTTTTTGTGTTCCTCTAAGATCTACTGCCTGTCTATCATATATTGGCATATCATTTGGAGGATTACCCATTACTTGGTTATTGAAGTTAGGAACGCCCATTGGCTGTGCGTTAGGAACTACAGGTCCACCACCAATATCCGCATAGGGTTGCTGTTGTGCTCCAATCTGATTCATAGCCATCTGACCCATTGGATCATTGTATTGTTGTTCTAATGCTACTCGCTGATCCTTTGTGATTGGTAAGCCAGCATTCTCGAATAAGTCGTATATCATGTTTGGATCTTTGGGTATTGGTGATTGCATGAATAAATCTATTAGTTTAATCATTTCCTCTATTGGAATGTCTTTCTTTTCTACTTCACCAAAGTTTATCTCAAATCTTGTCTTTTCCCAAGGAATGAAGGTTATACCACCTGTTGCTGGATCTGGCATTGGATTTGACATATACCAAGGTTTGAATATATATTCATGTAATTGTTCCATTACTGCTGGTGGAAATGCTGATAGTCCTATTTCATCCAACACTGCGGATGTTTTAGCGTTTGCGTATTGATGTGATTCGCTAGAACCTTGTTTACCATGGAAATCGTTTAGTCCTTTTAGTATTGGTCCTGAAGTAATATCTGAGAATTGTTCTGCATTAAAGTTTCTTTGAGTAGAACCAAGTTCCTTTACATCTAGTTTCTGACTAGCTACAAAATCTTCACCATCATCAAGACTTTGAATCTGGCTTTGTAGTTGGCCTCTTTCTTCTACATCCCCTTCAGCCATGTAAATATTTCTAGTGATATATCGTGATTCTAATTTCTGCATTCTTCTTTGTGTTGCATATTTTCTATCAATTGGTGAGCCTAAGGATCTTTGTTTTATTACCTCATTAGCTATTTCTTCTTCAAAGAATCTAGGAGCAGTTAATGTTACACCGAATCCTGTACCAAAGGCTGATGCGTCTATAGGATTCCATTTGAAGTGTATTATCTCACTTGGGTTATGATAGCCTTGATACTCTGTTCCTCTAAATTCATATTTGTATGGGATTCTTTGTCTATCCCACCATATTCTGACAGCAGATGATATTGGTATGTGCATTAAATCATCAAAGCGTTGAACATTCGCAATACCTAATCTTGGTTTATAAAATGAGTTACCATACCATAATAACTCTTTAACCATTTCTGTGTCAAAAGTATCAAATCTTAAATCTGTAGTAAATTTCTCAAAATAATCCTTAATATCATCTGTTGCTGCTTTTACATAATGTTCACCACCGGTAACCTTTGCAGATAAATGGTTAATTGCTAATTGAACATCTTCGTCTATTTGTAATGTTTCAGCTTGTTTTCTAAAATTAATAGCTGGTGTATCAAATGTTTTTGATGTATAACCTTCCCTGGAATAAGCACCTACTGTGGAAATCTCTGGACCCCATACAGGTTGAGATAGTCCTGTTGTCTCAAACAAGGATCTAGCTTCATTTAATCTAAATGAGCCACCTTTAGACTGTTGCGGCATAATTGGCTGATTAACAGCTAATTTGGCTATTCCATTCTTCAGGCGTGTTAGAAAGCCCATGATAGAATTTGACTATAAAAGCATAAAGTTATTTCTAAAACTCTACGCATGTATGCGAAACGGCATACGTATGCAGAATTGTATACTAATTGGTATATCTACCATTTGGTATATTCTAAATGAAGCTTGTGTGTTTGAGTATAACTTCTTGATTTGGATTAACAACTAAGAAATCCTCATGTTTTGCTGCTGCACAACCTCTTCCACCTATGCCATGTGGGTGTTCGTTCTCGTATTCTTTAGGATGGAGTTCTTTTGCACATTCATAGCATAATTGCCATGAACGCCAATTCTTTGATTTCCTGGATCTTCCCCCTTTACCAGAACCACAATTTAGACACTTTGCCACGATGTTTAAACTACTTTAAACTCTAATAATAAACTATAATAGTGTTGGATTTAGAGCACAGGTTTAAATTTATTTCGAATTAGAGTTTGTTTTCTTTTATTCTTACGGTAATTTGCATAATACTTTTTGTGTTTTAGACGCCATCTTCGTGTAACACAACGTACGTAGTCTTTGTATTTAGGCTCTTCTTGGATACGTTTAAGATTTCGCTTATTACGTTGAGCTATTTGTTTTTCTCTATATTTTTTATCAGTCTTGAAACGCTTCTTGTTGATTTTGTTCTGAAGTAATTTGACTCTTTTTGCATATTCAGGGTTCATGTACTTAAAAATCGTAGTCCAATGACGTTGCATCCTTTTTGCTATGGCTATGTAAGAATAACCTTTTTGACGTAATTCTTTGATTTTCTGAATTTGTGTGGGAGTTACTTTTTTCCGTTTATCATGCTTTACAGGAATGTAATTACAAATTTTCACGTTATGTCCACTCCCATTCTATTTGAGTAATAGGTCTTTTTCCTAGCGTGTAATTTTCTAAAAGATTTTTAGTATTCAATGTCGTTTAACCTCTTTCCCACAATTTTGACAAATCATACTTTCCATAGAATAAGGGATATTTGGAAAGTTACAATTGCAATATGAGTTAGATGTCAATGAGTCAAACACTCCTTACAAAATAAATTTAAGCCCTCTGGCTTTCTTTGACAACCATTCTCACAACTAATACAGCAACATGATTGTTGAGATGTCATTTGAACCAACGCCTCAAAATATTAGGTGTTTTTGGATGGTCATTAGATAAGGTAAATCTATTACATTTATGACATAAAACAACGGGATCTAAGAATTCAGTTATTCTATACCCACACCAACGACATTTGGTAGATGATGTCATTTACCAAACACCTGACTACAAGAGCCACAAATCCATTTGAAAGGATTGTCTGGATTAATTTGTTTTTGGTGTCCCCATTTACCCCCATCATATCCACATGAAGGACAAGGAGATGTCATTGATGAAACAAATCCCATATAATTTTGAAGTTATTTATTTTAGTAACCATTCTACAATGTAAATGACATAATTGTTGAGATATCATTTATAGCTCCCACTTACCTACTTCAGATTCAATTTCGATGTGTAGCCAGCCTTTAGGAATTATATGTAAACGACCATTCTTAGTTTTAATTCTATGATTGCCACTAGCACTAATTCTTAACGCTCTAACTTCTTCAATGATTATAGTTTCATTATTTGGAAATGTGTAAATTCTCATCTTCTCTGTAATATTATGATCAACCATTTAATCACACACCTTGAATGTTTCTCCACATTTTAAACAAGTCATTACCATCAAATTAGAATATGGCATATCCTTCACATAGCAAGCTTTGGCTATTACTCGATTACGAGAAGGTTGAACCAAACAACTAGGACAGGTAGTAAATGGATAACTAGTATAATTTGTAATTAACATGGGTACCTCCATTGTTTTTGCGTTCATTTCATCCAACTCATACCACAATAAGGACAAAATGTAAACTCTGACTCATCATTCATATCGTAACCATAAACACCCACCAAACCGTTTGAATGGTTTTCATAATCTTTTATATAAACACATGGAGAATTACAAAGGTCTTGACAACAATGGTTTAATGTGCATTTACAACTCATCTATTTTTCATCCCTTTTTCTCTTGTTCTTTCTTATACCTATAATACATTTCTTGATATTCGTATATGTCTTTTAAACTCGCTTTAATCATTTCAGCCTCTTACAGATAACACATCTGCCTTTTATACATACGTTTTCTAATTCCTGTATTGATCGGCTAGCTTGATGTTTCCATACCATTTCTGCGTTCATTTTAGGAACAACCATTTCAGTGTACTTCTGTCAGCAAGTATTCTGTCTGGAGTGATATTATATTTTCTCATTAATTTTTCGGTTTCTTTTAATATTTTATCTCGCTCTATGAGTTGTGTTTTCACTACCTTTTCTTAATAGGTAGTATCTTATAAGTTGAATGATATATTTTATGTAACCATCCTATCTTAACTTGAGGTATTCAATGGAAATATGACGTTATCAACTAACCAGTTTCCAGCAACTAAAAGCTCGTTAAGGGTAATTTTTTCATCAAAATACCAATCAAGTATATTGATTTTAAAGAACCATTCAGGCAGTGCAACGGTAAGCAAGTCCATGAATCCGTAAGGTGGGTGCATTAGGATAAAATTCCAGATCTATAATTTGTAACGTTGTTAATTAACCAATTACCAGCAGTAACAAATTCATGAATAGAAATCTTATCATTTAGATACCAATGAAAATTATTGTTCATAAACCACTCTGGAAATAATACTGTGAGCATTTCCCAAAGACCCTCACCATGCATACTATGGTGTATGTCAACTACTATAATACTATAGAGTTGTACCATAATAGAACATTATCTCTTTTTAATAGGTAAAATCTTGAATGCGTCTGGATCATATTGATTTGATGCTACAATACAATATATCATAGCCATTACTGTATCTGGTGGATGATTAAACTCTTTTCTAGCCCTTTGCCTTGGATCCTCGATTCTCACATCTTGCTGCTTTTCCAGGTCTTTTCTAGTGATAGACGTCATATCCTCCATTAGGAAACTAACCTCATAATCTTTAGCATAAGGAATCATTAGTACAGTCTTCTTTAGTTTTTCATTGTCAGGGTGGTCTGGATCTGCTACATATCTCCCTACTATATCCACAAAACCTTGAATTGTCGTAGTTTTATCAATCTGTAGTTTACCTAGTTCTGTGCCATGTTCGTCTGATTCTTGTGTGTATATCATTTCAGGCTTTGTTTCATCGCCTATTGTTCTACAACCAATGAATCGTCTTCTACCTAATCCTTTGTATTTATTATCTCTAGAATCCCTTCCACCATCTTGCATCATTTTTACTTTAGTATCACCATAACCATAATCTCCTACAGCGAGATCAACGTTGTACCCTTCTTTACCAAATAGTTCAGCAATGTACCGTACTTGATCTAGGGGATTCATTTGATCCATTCTCTCTATCCAGGCTATTTGATAGCGTTTGGTTATCTTCCAATATAACATGATACATGGTACAGTATAAGATGCTGCTGGACCTGAACCCCAATCTGTTCCACCATACACCATTACCTTATTACCAAATTTGTGTTTAAGTTGTCTTACTTCTTGAGGGGATAAAAGAGAGGTTGAGTAATCATAACAAGCTTCAACCATTTCTGGTGTAATTGGTCTTCGTTCTGCCTTGAAGAAATCTCCGATTGTATGTGATGTATAAATAGATAATGGAGAGTATTTTTGCTGATGCTCAATAGAGTTATCTGGTCTAGTCTTGTATTTATTTATTGCATCATTAATAGTTAATGGAATCCTGGCAAACATTGTCTGGCTCATGTGATAACCTCTATATTCTCTATTGTTTGGTTCTTGTGCTACCCATCTACCAGCCACTATATTCTCTGGGTGTTCATTAGCTAGATAACCTGCTTCATCAAACTTTAGTTTCTCACGCCAATATTTATCAGCAAATACCCATTCTCTTTGATCTGATGCTTTCCAAATCCTATACCATTCAGAGCCTTTCTCTCCACCAATGCCTGTGTAGTATGCTTGGCCTTTAGTTTGTACCATACTATTCAATGCTTCACGCCTAAATTGTAGTTCTTGATATTGGCATTCATCAAAGAACATCATTTCGTTAGTCATGCCTTGCACGTTGTTATATTCATTCTCATCTGTTCTGACATACGTTACTGCATCGTTCTCACCATTGATTTCTCCCACTGCGGCCTTTCCTGAGATTAGAAATTGCTTCAAGATTGGATTCTTTATGAAAGTATCTTTTCGGTATCTTTGTTTGGACCAAGCATTAGCCCTATCTGCCCTATCTACAACATAGGTGACTTCAGAGTTTGGGTGTGAAGTCATATAACATGCTAGTTTATCAGTTCCAAATGTAGACTTGAATGTTTGTCTAGCTGCTAAAATTACAATATTAGGATAGTTATCCTCATATACTGGAATCCAGAATGGTTCCCATCTAAAATCTCTTACTACTTTACCTACTAATGGTCGAGCCTTCTCTATCCAATCCAATGTATTTGTTGGTAAGGTGGGTAATTGTACTTGTGTTTGTGGGTGAATTAGATGCCATAGATCATCAAGAGCCTTATCTACACCGGTTAGATCATGAGCACTACGCCTAAGATATTTACCTTTATCTGAGGGCAACTGTATCCTCCAACACTTGAGGACTATGTATTTTTGCTATTACTTCTGCAGGGATCTTATCTACTAGTTCTCTAATCTCCTTAATCTCTTTCTCTACGTAGAGATTCTTTCTTAGACCTGCATGAACCTGAGCCATGTATCCTATGGCAGATGTGAGTTTGGCTAAATCAGATAGTTTTGCCTTTTCGTCTTGTTCTAATACGTGGAATTTCTCTAACAGCGTATCAAAGACACCCTTGATAGACTCTGCTAAATGTTCAGTATCAGACTCACCAACTGTCATATATGGGGGGTACGTGGTATTAGGTTAAATGTATTAAGGAATCGTATGTTACTACTACTAGTAAGAAAAACACACGCCTAACCCATGCCTAGAGTTACTAGTACCATAATCATCTTACTATACTCCTACTATGGTCTTACTAGAATCTAACCATGCACGTAAATCTTTAACTGTTTTAAAACGCATAGGAGTGCCTAGTTTGTCATTCTTACGGTCATAGTCCCATTGTAAGAAACCGCGAATTTCTTCGAGTGTCCATTTTCTTTCATTCATATCCTTTTCCCTCATGGTCTTACTATTATCTTATTATCGAAGATTTCTTGGATTTTGTCCATGTCTATGATATTACCATATAGCATGATTTGTTTGGCTACTTCCTCATAAATGGAGCTATTCCAAGGCAACATATACTTGATTTTATCATATTCTTTTTGTAGTACTTTGGTGGTTTCTTCTATTTCATCCATTTCTTATCTCCTCATGGTCTTACTATAGTGTGAATTAGTCATTAGTAAGTATCTCACTCTCTTTACTTAAAGGGTTGTTTATGGTGCTTGGATCATGGAGTAGTTCGTGGAAGATTTTAATTGTTAATCCATTCATGCTTTCCACAAAGCCCATTGGGCAAAACCTACATTTTAGCATCTACACATCCTCATAACATTGCAAGATAAACTTGTCTAGATGTCTACGCCAATCATCGTCAAATTCCCATATCTTGAATAGTTTGAACTCTCCTTGTTCATAGAAATTATCTCTATCTGTGTCTTTTTTTGATTCTTCTATATGTCCTTTTTTTATTATTTTTGGTCCTTTCATTGGCTTTGGTTCTTCCTCGTATTCTATTACTATCCTACTATTGTAATCTAATAGATCGGGACATATTATGGCGTGACCATTCTTTTGTAAAGCGGTCCAATTTGATGAGATAGGTGGATGTGAATGACCATTCCCCATGAATTCTATTGCTGTTTCAAAGTTGCCATGATCTACTTGGAATTTAAAATTGAAGTTATTAGCTTTGCAGAAGTGAGTGAGATGTGCATATATCTCCATTATCTTGTTCACCCATTATTTATTCACCTTACGCCATATAACTACGAAATAACCATTTCGAGAACTATCCATTTTCTTTCCTTTGTGTAAAAATTTACACAGTCTTCTATTAATAGGATGATACCTAGCAAATGGTTCTATCCAATTTTCAGCATAATTTGTACACATTGCATTAGCTGGTAAAATCATCATGATGTTGATATTGTGTTTAATCCATTCTTCGTATGCTTTCTTTACAAATTCTTCAGTCTTTGTATGTGGTGGATTACACCAGACATCACATTTATCTCCTGTATCCCAATCAGCTGCTAATGAATCTATAGGTATCATTCTACCAGTAATGCAGTTTTCAGATGTGCAAGCTACATCTAATTCAGGGTAGATTTTGTAAGTATTACAAAGATAATCATAGAGTTCGTTTGGTGTTTCCCATTCATCTGAGAGGGATAATTCAGTTCTCATTTTCTTCTACTCCGTGGTTTTGTTGTTACCCCACATTGTTTGCATGGCATCTCACCTACTTCTAACTGTTTTAGGCAGTTACCACAATATTGTTTCTTTGTTTTCGTTTGGGTTGGGATCCTTATTTTTGTCATGTATCTTGTTTGATCCATTCTTGTCTTTCGTTTCGCTTGGAATTTTTTATACTCAGATGCGTAATCAGAGGCAGTAATGCCAACCATTATTTTTCTCTCCTTACATATTTAACAAACAAAATTGGATGGTTGATACCTGGCCTCCATGATACATCTATTTTTTCTGGATAACAGGTTTTAGCACCATATAACCAAGGACAGATTATGTAAACAATTGGAGCAATTCTTAGCATTTGTTTGATTGCTCTTGCAGCATCCCATCTGAATTTCTCTATCCAAGGAAAATCAGCAAAGGCTGCTTTAAATTCACCGTCTTTGAATGGTAATTCTTTAGTCACATCACACACACAATCAGGATTTACTTCTTTACGAATATCTACATTAACAGTACCAAAATGATCATCCGCACAACAACAATGAAGTAATGGTCTTTCAGGTATTTGGTGTTCAATTGGACCACCTTTGACTGCTTCTGTATTAGCGATTAACCATTTAGTCATTTTATCCTCTTAAAATCTACCCTAAAGAAACTACCATCTGGTGAGTCAATATCAAAGAAAGCGGTCTTGCTCTTTGGCACACATGATTGCCATAATATGAGACATTCTATAAGTTTGGTATTTATCATTCGGAAAACCGACTTTACCATCTGTTCGTCAGTAGCTTCCGTATCTGTTTCAACTCCTTATCTATTTTTATCATATCCCTTTCTGCATTGTTTTTAGAGATCATTATATTATGGATTAGCTGGTCCGTGTGAGCCTGATCTTTCAACAATTCGTTAATTTTAACTATAATCTTATGTTCCTTTTCATTAGCATCTAAGATGAATAATTGTTCTCTAGCCTTCATTTTATATTCTCATTATGAATGTGAAGTATCATATTAATTTGCTCATCAAGTCTTTTGTATTCTTCCTTAGATTTGATTAGTTTGTAGAATTTTTGAAACTGAGTAGGTTTTGCGTAAATATTCGGAATGGCTTTAATCATATTATCTTGGAATAGATCCATCTGGGTTTGAGGGTTGTTAGACTCACCATGTTTTAAAATGAGTTCTTCTAAAGCTAATTCAACCAAGGCAGATTTTGAGGTTTTCCCAAACTCAGGAATCTCTTCTAATTTCTTAAAAAGCTCCTCTCTTCTTGGATTCAAGGACATTTGGAATACTACCATATCTTATTAATTAATTAATTAATGTAATTAATTAATGTATTGTTATTATAGAGTATTTGGTTGAATGTCCTTGACTATGAATAGATCCAAGAACTGTCTACCTTTATCAGAGATAGTGTATATAACATTATGACCTACCTTTTCTTTTGTTAAGAATTTGTAAAGTAAACAAAGATGTAGATAGTTATAAAACGCTCTCTTCATTCTGATTTTTGATCTCATGTATAGGTTAGTGGCTATTTGGGGATGTTCGAGTAACGGATGTAATATTTTGATTAGGGTGAGTATAGAATAATCATGTACTCGAGCCATTATAGCACCGTTTATTTCCTCATGACTTTCTATTATCAAGTTAGGGTGTTCTTCTGCTACTTGGAGTGGCACATAAGTGAGTCTGTTTCTTTTCATAATACTGATGTTTTTCCCAATATTTTTGTATCCGTTTTAACCCACGTTCTAGTATCAGTCCTCCACCCCTTTTTGGTTTTATGAACATTGATTGCCATAACATAGAATGCTATCGTTTGCTTAGATGATAGAAAATCAATAATAGCTTTTCCAGAGGGCCACGCATCTGTCTTTACTTGAAAGAATATAAGAACGCCCTCAGAATCAAAACAAATCCCATCAAAGAGGTTCCATAGATCGGTTGCCTTGTAAGTACCACGCTGAGCATATACCTTGTCTTTTCTTCGTGTGTGGGATTTGAACCATATCTCATCATAGTTATGTGCAAGTAAGAATTTCCTAGCTCTTAGATTACTAGCATACATTCTCTGTCTTCTATTCATCCTGAACCATGTCCTTCCCATCCTGCACATGAATTCATAGCATGTCTTATCTCATGAGTAAAAACAGAATAACCAAATTTATCGATCAACGGACTTCCGCCAATAATTAAAGTCATTTGAACTTGCCCAAAGGCTCCTTGTATACCCTCAACACATCTACCAGTTAGCCATTTTTTCGTAACATCTGGTTCCATCCATTTCATAACGTGAGGCATATAGATTACTTTCCAAAGAATATCTTCATTCCAATATTGAGTTTCACCATCAACAATAGGACAGACATGACCATCAAATCCAATACAAACAGCAAACATTTCAAATATAATTATAGCATCTAAGACCATTAGGCGGACCCCGTAACATGAACGGTTTTCATTAGATTATTAATTAACCAATCAGATGCCATGAGTAATTCATCATAAGAAATTTTATCTGCAAAATACCAGACAAGATTATAATCTGTAAACCATTGTGGTAGTAGGTTTGAAAGTAAGTGTGTCATTGTCCATGCTCCCAAGGATAATAATTAACTATCGGACTATGTAGATTCTTTATAATTATCTCTTCAAGCGAATGTGTATGATATTCTTTCTCTAGTGTTGCTATAGATCTCAAATAGTTCATAGCTTGAACACCTTGATTTTCTAGATAATCAGCCCAGCCACACCAATCTCGTTTTAAACTTATTACAACTTTACATTTTTCTGGTTCTAATGTTATTTTATCAAACTCTGGTGGCGAAGGATCTATAATACCCATACCTTGCAAATAGAATTGTTTTCCATTTCCACGATCGTCTGTAACTTGGAGTCCTAATTTCTTATGTTCCATTGCTTTTGTTGGTGTTAAAGTAAAATTCACATAAGTTAATTTATCACCTATGACTATGCTTGTTGTGACATTTTCTATTGAATCATTTTTATCAAGAATTATAGATTCACTTCTATTGGTAGTTCCAGAATAATAGAGAATTATTCTAGTGTCAGCTTGAGAAATATAATCATCTACTGGTAATCCTAAAGCCAACTGAATCATTTTAACATGTTTTGCTCCACTATTCTCTAATATTTCAAAAGCGAAATTAATGGGTGTTCCTATAAAGAATTCATCATTGACTACTTTATGAAATGGTAGATCATTATATGTTGTACCATTAATTGAGAATTTTACTATTTCTGGTGCTGGATCAAGTTTTGGCCTACCATTATCGATTTTAGCTACTATTATTATTTTTGTTGGGGTGATTCCCTCTATAATATCAGAGACTATTACTAGTTCAGTCATCTTAATGAAGAAGTTATTCGGATCAGAAGTAGGACCAGAAGTAGCTACTAACACAGAATCATTAACATTAATTTGTTCTAGTAAGAACTTTGTGAAATTTGTTGATGGTGGGACTTCAGATACTAATATTATTATATCTCCAACTTCTACATTCTCACTAAGTCCTATTACAAATGTCTGTGGCACTGTAAATGTTGAAGATTCAACTCCATCTATAATGTCTATACCCTCATCTAATGAAATTGCAAAAGCTTGTGGTAGTGTAAAAAGTGAAGTTGTTATGGTGTCTATCATATTTACAGTTTCGGTGAGTGAGATTGCAAAGGTTTGAGGTAGGGTAAAAATAGAAGATGTTACTAAATCATTAATATTTATTGTTTCTACAATATCTACAAAAAATGTAGATTTTGTGTCTTCCTGGTCTATTATGTTCACTTGTTCTGTAAAGCTGATTTTAAAATCAGTTGATGAAATAAATGAATCGCTTGCTAAGACTACTTCAAATAATGAAATGTTATGGGAAGTCGAAGAATCGACTAAATCATTAATCTCCATAGTCTCAACAAGTGAAATTTCAAAGGCTTGCGGTTGGGAATCATGAAATGTTGTTACTATATCAGTAATACTCACATTCTCGTTCAACACAACTGTAAGATCTTCTGCTGGGCCTTCATGTCCAGCTTTATGTGAGGCAAAAGCATTTTGCACGAAACCAAATAACGACATTGATAGTAATAACACCAAAATCACCGATAATATGAGTATTGATAATGGATCAGCAGCAAATTTCAAAGGGATCTCACCCTTTTCTTATTCCAATATTTACTTCGACATCCAGCACAAGTCTTTGGTTCTTTGAGCTTGCCAGCTATTATTTTGGGATACCATTGATAATGACATCTGTTGCATTTTAACCGTTGGAATATTAGATCCTTTATGTCTGTGTCGTTCATTGGCAAACACTCCCCTTTCTAATACCACAACATCTACATCTAAACGCAAAAATAGTTCCCATTTCATAAACCCAAGAATGTGAACATCTCATTTCTTCTTCTCCTCGACATGAAGAATTTGTAAAACTTTAGTTATATCGTCAAGTATAATCACTATTCTGTTTAA